GGAACTTTAAATGAAACAGGTTACGATCTAACTGCCACAAAAGTAAAACTGAAGGGTACTGCTACTCAATTATTCTTCAAAGATACAGATGAGACAGGCACTCCTACGGAAATTGCTATTTCCCTTAACGCTAAAGCTTTAAGGTTTGGTTTTCAAGATTCACCTACTACACAAGCACTTGCAATCTTTGGAAGGAATCTAACAATAGCTGGCGGTACGGTAGCAGAAATGAATGCTTTAACTGCTGATGATGGTGCTTTAGCTGGTCAAGTAGCTTATGTTTCTAACGGCAATGCAGGTAGTCCTTGTTTAGCAATGTACACAGGAGTAGCAGGTTCAGGAGGTTCTTGGAAAGTATTAGCAACCCCAGGAGCAGCTATCTCAGCTTAATAAAATGACAGAACAACTCTCCCACTTTCTTGATACTGCTCTTGGTGTTATTCTAGCTGTTATAGGTTGGATGATTAAAAAACTTACAGACAGGTTAGATGAGGATGAAAAAAGACTGACCAAGATAGAGGTGGAGTTAGCTGCTCAAAGTGAAAGAGATACTGCGGTTGAGAACCGTATGAGTGGTCTTGAAACAAGTGTAAAAGAAATTAATACTAAACTAGATCGTCTAATGGAGATGTTAATGAAAAGATGAAAAAAGGACTATACGCAAACATAAACAGAAGAAGAAAGCTAGGCATTAGCCGCAGCAAAAAGAAATCAACTATATCCCCTAAAGCTTACAGTAACATGAAGCGTGGGTTTCCTAAAAAGAAGTAGGATGGCTAGGAGTGTATCACTATCTCTAGGTAGAGGTGAGAAGTCTCGTAAGGGTGGTCTCACAGCTAAGGGCAGGGCTAAGTATAACAGGGCTACAGGTTCTAACTTAAAAGCTCCTCAACCTGGTGGTGGTCCTAGAAAGAAGTCTTTCTGTGCTAGAATGTCAGGAGTCAAAGGACCAATGAAAGATTCCAAAGGCAGACCTACTAGAAAAGCTTTAGCCCTTAGACGGTGGAAGTGTTAACAGATGCCTAGAAGACCTGTAGTTCGTATTCACCCTTTGACCTTTCAACAGCGTACTATCGCTGCGTCTGCTGGTGCTGTAGCTACAGACAACAAAGAAAAAACAGAGACATTAGAAACACAGGTTGAATCTTTAGAGAGTGATCCATTCTTCGTTACTTTAGACGGAGGTGGTGCTGTAGTACAAGAAGAAGACATTTTTGACGGAGGAGGAGCAAGTGCCTAATTTTACTAAAAGAATACAATTACGAAGAGGAACTGATACTGAGTGGTCTACTGCTAATCCTGTCTTGCTGGAAGGTGAGATAGGAATTGAATTGGACTCTGAAAGAAACAGAATAAAGATAGGAGACGGTACTACTGCCTGGAACTCTTTACCTTACTTCCTTGATGCAAGAGAAGCAGAAGTCGGTGATTATGATGACTTTGTAGATGCTTTAACAGGACCATGAGTACATTACTTACACAGCTTGGACAGAAGGTTAAGACTCAACTAGACACCAAGCTTAACACATCTGGAGGTACTATATCAGGTGATCTATCTATATCACAACTCTTTGAACTAGGGTCTTATACAACAAGTACACTGCCTGATGCGAGTGCTAGTGGCACAGTTATCTATGTATCTGATGGGGATGACGGCAATCCTTGTCTAGCTGTTGATAACGGAAGTGACTGGAAAATATTATCTTTCGGTGCTGTATTAACACCTGCTGCTAAACTACTTACGGAACTAGGTGACAATTTGACAACAGAAGCAGGTGATCTTTTAACTGCGTGAATCTTGACAAAAGTTTTCTTGGTCTGTAATACTATTTCTAAACTCTCACATACAATACTAACATAGAAAATATATAATTAATTATGTCTACCTTACTTACCCAATTGGGACAAAAAACAAAAGTAGAGCTTGATAAGAAGCTTGCCCTTGCTGGCGGAACAATGACTGGAGCGATTACGCTCAGTGGTGCTCCTACTGCTAATTTACACGCTGCTACTAAGCAATATGTTGACGGAGAAATCTCAACTGTTAGCTCAAGTGTTTCTACAAACACAAGTAACATCTCCACTAACACAAGCAATATATCTACTAACGCTAGTAACATCTCTACCAACGCTAGTGATATTGCTACTTTGCAGTCTAATGTCAGCTCAAATGACAGCGACATTTCTACTCTTCAAAGCAATGTTAGTTCTAATGATACTGACATCAGCAACTTACAGACTCAAGCTGGTTCATTGGCTTCTGACGGTAACTCCGCTTCTTTCAGTGGTGACATCTCAGCTGCTAACGCTGTATTCAGTGGTAACTTGACTGTTCAAGGTACAACTACTTCTGTACAGACTACTAACATTGATGTATCTGATTCCTTGATGAATCTTTCTAAAGGTGCTGCTTCAGGTGCTAATGCTTCTAATGACGGTGGATTCATCGTTGAGCGTGGTTCTTCTGAAGACAATGCTGCTCTTTACTGGGATGAAGGAGATGACAAGTTCAAAGTAGTTACTACTTCTGCAACTGCTGCTTCTTCTGACATCTCTAGCACAGACAGTTCTGCTGCTTTAGCTTCCTTTGATGCCAGCTTAATTCACAACGGCACAGCTCTAGGAACTGTTAGCGAGTTTGAAACTGCTCTTACTGCTTAATCTTTTGGTTTAGATAAAAGATAATAAAATGTGTTTGGGGAGGTCTCACTTTTGTGGGGTCTCCCCTTTTTCTTGTACTTTTATGATAACAATGCTAAAACTATAATATATGAAGACATTTGAAGAACTAGGTAAGTTTCAAGGTTATGTGGCAGATAGCTACAAGGCTGCTATAGATCAGATGCACGAGACTGGAGAATACAACCCATCAATACTTAACGGTGCTAGACAACTGCTAAAGGATAACGAGATAGTACTACAAGCAGGTAAAGACACTCCAATCAATGATCTGTTAAATGTTGTGCTACCTTTTGAAGAAGACACAGATTTAAAATCTAAAGTTAAGTAATAACTGTAATAACACCAAAGAGAGCTTATGAGTAGTGAATCTAAACTTCACCAACTCAAGGACTTCCGTAACTTCTTATATCTAGTTTGGAAGCACTTGAACCTGCCTGACCCTACACCCCTTCAGTACGACATTGCTGACTACATGCAAGAAGGTCCTAAACGATCTGTTATCATGGCATTCCGTGGTGTAGGTAAGTCCTGGATATGTTCTGCCTATGCTGTCCATCAACTCCTCCTAGACCCCTCTAAGAACATCCTTGTAGTGTCTGCATCTAAAAACAGAGCAGATGACTTCTCCACATTCACCTTGAAAATCATACACGACATTCCTGTTCTTCAAGGTCTTATACCCAGAGGAGATCAAAGATTCTCTAAGATTGCTTTTGATGTTGGTCCTGCACCTGCTGCTCACGCTCCATCAGTTAAGTCACTCGGTATATCCTCTCAGCTAACAGGTTCTCGTGCTGACATCATCATTGCTGACGATATAGAAGTACCTAACAACTCTGCCACTCAAGGTATGCGAGATAAGCTGGATGAACAGGTAAAAGAGTTTGAAGCTATTCTGAAGCCCTTAGACACCTCTAGGATCATCTTTCTAGGTACACCGCAGTGTGAGGATAGTATTTATAACAAACTGCGTGAGAGAGGCTATAACGCTCGTATATGGACATCTGAGTATCCTAGTGAGGATTTAGTACTGAAGAACTATGATAATGACATAGCACCCTTCATAGTCGAAAGAATAACAGATGAGTCAATAGGTACAACTACAGAGCCTACAAGATTCTCTGATATGGACCTAGAGGAAAGAAAGATGTCGTACGGAAGGACTGGGTATGCTTTACAGTTCATGCTTAATCCCAGGCTTTCAGATGCTGACAGGTATCCCTTGAAGATCAATGATCTAATTATAACAGATGTTGATGTGGAACTAGCACCTGAAAAGATCATGTGGTCTAGTGACAGAGATAACGAAAACAGAGACTTACCTAATGTAGGTCTGGGTGGTGACAGGTATCATAAACCTTTTAAGATTATAGGTGATCTGGTGCAGTACACAGGCTCTGTTATGTCCATTGACCCTAGTGGTAGAGGTAAGGATGAAACAGGATATGCTGTTGTTAAGATGCTTAACGGTCAACTCTTTGTTCCTCAAGCTGGAGGTCTTAAAGGGGGATATGATGAATTAACACTTAAACAATTAGTCAATATAGCCAAGGATAACAAAGTTAATAAGATTGTTATAGAGTCTAACTTTGGAGATGGTATGTTCCAGGAACTACTTAAACCACTACTCTTTACATCCTACCCTTGCTCAGTAGAGGAAGTAAGACATAACAAACAAAAGGAGTTAAGGATCATAGATACTTTAGAACCTGTACTTAATCAACATAAACTTATCATTGATCCTTCTGTTATTCAACATGACTATAAGAGTGCTCAGAGCTATCCTATAGAACACCAAGCTAAGTATATGTTAATGTATCAACTATCCAGAATAACAAAAGATAAAGGTAGTCTTATACATGATGATAGGTTAGATGCTTTAAGTATTGCTGTAGCCTATTGGGTAGAACAAATGAATCAGGTTGTAGATAATAACATATCCTTAAGGAAACAAGAACTCCTAGAGGAAGAGTTAACAAAGTTTACTGATTCATTCTATAAGAAAAGTATTAAAGGTCCTAGAGCACTTCTGTGGTCATGAAGATCGCTATGCTCACTTCCTTCGTCTTTACTCACTCTGTTCGATAAAGACTCATGTATTAACATATCTTTATAGATATTATATATAGTGCTCCGATAGTTAGTGTAAATACATAAATACTAAAGTACTTAATGTTATGATAATGAATAATTCTAAAAGAAATATGAACACACCTATCCTTAAAAGAAGTTTTAATTAAAGATTGTTTATGACATGGTCATTATCTAAACTCTATACTATGTCCATCAAGACCAATATTGTTATTCATAAATTAGTTCTTAACTATATCTGTTTAACGCTAGTCGATACATTCGTTCTTCTCCTAGCTCTGTTATAAATGCTTGTCATAAACAACCATCAATAACCTATTAATAGGATTATAACGAATATTAGAAAATGTAAAGCCCTAAATTTAAAGATATGAAATATGAAGATCAAATAGAACTGTTACACAACGACTTACACAATTTAATTTATCGTTATAAAAGTGAGTACGAACTACACGATGAAACCATTATAGGAGCTTTAGAATGCCTGAAGTTGTCTGTAATTGAATCTTT